AATAGTTTTTGTGTCGCTCAAAAGGAAATAAATGACTGACCAAACCAAACCAACCAAAGAAATTACCGAAGCCGACACAAAAACTATTGCTAAAGCCTTGACTTTAATTGAAAACGACCCGACTGGAGCCATTGTAATGCCAGCCGTTGACGCTAAAGCCGCTATTGAAGCCTGGAAAGCCTATGAAAGTTTGAAAAAAGCGGTCATTACCCCAGACGACGTGCAACAAATCCAGGGCAGACAATTTCTAAAGAAGTCGTATTGGCGTAAGATTGCTACATTTTTCAATTTGTCGGTCGATTTAGTAACTGAAAAAAAGGAGGAACTAGCCAATGACAACACTACCTACCATTTCGTCTGCAAAGCTACCGCCCCCAATGGTCGATTTGCTGTTGGAGCTGGCAGTTGTAATATCTACGAAAAAGCGAAATTTGATGCGCAGAAAGGCCAGTGGCTTAACTCTTATGGAGAAATTGCCGAACCAAATAGTATCCATAATGCTCGGGCTACTGCTGAAACTCGCGCTTGGAATAGGGCTGTTAGTAACCTTGTGGGAGGTGGCGAAGTATCAGCCGAAGAAGTCGAAGCTCTCAAAGACGGCAAAACCAATTCAGTACCAGAGAGTGACGAGGGAGGTGGCGCGCCAGATCCAACTGAGGATTGGGGAGATTCACCAGTTACAAAGACTTATGAGCCGCGCAAAAGACCAGAAAAAGGCTCGCAATTAAATTGCACGGTCGATCATTCTAAATTGGGGATCTTGACTGTTAAAAAAGAGGGTAAAAACAAGGGTCGAACTTTTCGAGCCTGTCAAAAATGCGACTACTTCCATTGGGAGTCGTAATAAGAGGGGAAAATTTATGAGCAGATTAGAACCAACACCACACGCCTTAGGCTTGCACTTGGGAGTCGACCATAAAAAACTTGTTATGGTTGAAAACCAATTGATCGAATGGTTGGCTGGCGAATTTTATGACGACAAGAAAATTGAGGGCTGTGAATGTAATATCATCGGGAAAGTAATTGAGCTGTGCAAGGATTTTTGCACTATAGAGGAACTGGCTACAGCCGCTTATGCCAGCGGAAACCTGCTCGAAAATTTAATGCACCGAGCAATTTCTATGCGAGAAAAAAGGAAAGTGGGTGGTAATAAAAAACAGGAGCTAAACTAATGCCAACGATGGACACTTTTATAATTATTGCAATTGTATTTTGGGGTTTAGCGATTGCTCTTATAATTACAAACAGAGCTCTAAAGGTTTCTGATTATCGAAGGCGAACGGTTTGGAAAATTGTTGAGTTGAGCGTGAACGAATTTGAGGACGGTAAAATGAGCCTGTCTCTTTCCAGGTGGAAGGCTTTACACAAGGTCAGTTTTGACAAAATGCTTTGGCAGTTTTGGAAACCACTAGACAAATTTTATGAGGGTTGGGATTTTAATGTTACAGACTATGCCAATAAAAAAAAGAACGCTTAAAAAGCTAATGGGCAAAAAATCTTGGGCCCAGAAGCGTCACGCAATTAGGCGAGCTACAGAACGCTACCAGTTTGACATTGACGGGGCGGGGCTAGCCGAAATTGTAAGAATGATCCAGAAAAACCAAATCATAAGCTCGGAAAAACAAAGCTTACGGGTGACGATTAAAAAGCTGATTTATAAAGACCGAGTGATTAGAGTGGTTTACGATAAAATTAGAAAAACAGTGGTAAGCTTCTTGCCGCTGGAGGAACTTTAAGCTCTTTATTAAGTAACTAAAGGAAAGTATGAAAAGAATCAAACTAAAAAATACGCCTCTCTGGCTAAGTAAAAACGCTCTTTCAAAAACGAACCCATACCAGAAAATGCTTTTGATTATTGGTGGATTTTTGATAGACATTGCTTTTAGATCAATGGGATTGGGAAAATGGATATTAAGACCAGAGAAAGAAATAACTAAAGGAAAGGGAATATGAAAGAATACCACAAAATAACTACTGTCTTTAAGCGTGACCCTAAAAATATGCGGTTTGTTTTAGAGGGTCAGTGGGGTTTGCCAGAGTTTGAATATCTGAAAGACAATGCGTGGGTGTTCACTGAAAAGGTAGACGGGACTAATATCCGAGTGATGTGGGACGGCTTGAGTGTTACTTTTGGCGGTAAAACAGATGACGCTCAAATGTATGTTCCCCTTATGCAGAGGTTGCAGGAAATGTTTGATACCACGCCTAAACGCCAGTTATTCAGGGAGATTTTTAATACTCCTCAAAGCGAATCAGGGAGTGAGGCGGTGTGTCTATATGGCGAGGGGTATGGTGCAAAGATACAAAAAGGCGGTGGAAACTACCGAGCAGATGGTGTGGACTTCGTACTTTTTGATGTGAAAGTCGGAGATTGGTGGTTACAGCGTGAAGATGTCGAGGATATTGCTGTAAAACTTGGGGTCAAAGTCGTGCCTATTGTCGGAGAGGGAACACTACAGAACGCTGTCGATATGGTCAAAAAGGGTTTTAATTCTCAATGGGGGGAGTTTCTAGCAGAGGGTCTTGTAGTCCGACCAAAAACGGAACTAAAAACAAGAGCAGGACATAGGGTAATAACGAAAATAAAAGCAAGGGATTTTGAGCCTAAGAAAGAAGTAACTGAATGAACAACAGCGACAAAATAATACTAGACCTTTGCGGTGGCACTGGCTCTTGGTCGAAGCCCTATGTCGAGGCGGGCTATGATGTCAGACTGGTTACGCTACCTGATAACGATGTGCGAACCTACACCCCCCCCAAGAATGTTTACGGGATTTTAGCCGCACCACCTTGCGACCAATTCAGCAGAGCAAAAACTACTGGAGAACCACGAGATATTGTTGGTGCTATGGAAATTGTAAGAGCCTGTATGGAAATTATCTGGAAAAGTCAATATAAACTAGAGAAACCCTTTAGTAAGAAAACAAAATTAAAGTTTTGGGCTATGGAAAATCCTCACGGAATGTTGAAATACTATATGGGAAAACCAGCTTTTATTTTCGACCCCTGCGATTTTGGAGACCCTTATAGAAAAGAAACTTTTTTATGGGGTAATTTCAACGAACCTAGAAAAAATCCAATAGAACCTAAAAAAGGAGAGTGGGATATACACGCTAAAACAGGTGGAAAATCCGCTAAGACTAAAGAATTGAGAAGTATTACACCTCAAGGATTTGCAAAAGCATTTTTTAAGGCTAACCTATGACCCCTAACCAACATAAACAACCAAATCGCTGTAAATGCGAATACGGCAAAAACGGGAAACTACTCGGTCTTTGTTTGAGGTGTTTTGAAAGAGAATTAAAATCAGCCAATAAAGCTCGACAACTCCTCCTAAATGAAGTGAGGGAGAGGGTAATTGGGGAAGATGAGAAAGTAGTACTTCTTGAATGGGTAGATAAAAAATATGTTGTGGCACAAGAAAACAGGAACGACCTACGAGCAGAGCAACGCCAAGCCCTTACAGAAATGGAGAAGTAAGTATGAGTTACGATTCAGCAGGAAATATCCTACACGAACCATTCTTTCAATGCGATTGTGGAAGCACTGGTGGTTGTGAGAAGTGTAGACCCACACAAACTTTAGAAGTTTCTACTACAGTTCCGTGCCAAAATGAGGAAGAACTAGAAGAAGAAATAAGAAAAATAATAGCAAAAGCAAATTATGGAAATGCAATATGACCCAAACTAAACAACCAGTAGAAAAACCAAATGAAGGTTCTCTTGCTTTCTTATTGAGAACATTGACCCCTGAACAAATGGAAGCTATGCGAATTGTATCTAAGTTTGAACGCCAACTCCTCCTCACTGAAGTAGGGGAAAAGGTAATTGGGAGAGATGAACCAGACCATTATTCCACACAGGAGGTTGATATTGGGTATATGAGAAATCAAATGAGAAAAGAACAGCGTAAATCCCTTACAGAAATGGAGGGGGAATGAAACTATTAATTTGTTGGTTACTTGGTCATCAGATTGAAAAGGTCATTTTTCGGGAAAAGGTTGTTTATTGGAAAGAGGAAGAGTGCCAGAGATGTGAGAGTGTTTTTGAAAAGAAAAAAATAACAATAATACTCCCAAGCGGAATGGGAACTACCTATGCCAACTAGTGCAGAAATGGAGAAGAACAAATGATAGCTAAAATACTTTGCTGGTTATTTGGACATAAACTACTGATTTATAAAGATTCTTTTGAAAATGGGAGAAGGTATAGGAATGGTTATTGGGCGAAAAAATGTCAAAGATGTGGAGAAAAACTTTATGCCAACTAAACACCTATCGGAAGAACTACTAGCAGAGTTTAGAGAGAAGTTTTCAGGTAAAGTTAGAAAAATACCAGTCCAAATTCATTCAGAACTCGGTATTCCAATGGCAGAAAGTGAAACCGAAACGATTTATCCTTTAGCTGGCAATCCAAAAGTTATTGCTTGGATTAGAACAGCCCTCCAAATAGCCCGAAAAGAAGGTGCTAGAGAGGAGAGAGAACGGATTAAGTCTATGTTTACCAAGTGGACTAACAAACAATTTAAGACATTCAAATTAGACAGGTTTGCTTTACAGGATTTTGCAAATAAGCTGGAAGCCCTCAAGGATAAATGAATGACCAATAAAAAAGTTTACGATTTAGTCAAACAAATACTTGAGGTAAGCCCAGAAGCGAGGAACAGCAACAAGGTTCTTTACGTAGAATTTATGGCTAGAATTGGTATGCCTTTGAGTCCACAAGCAGTTGCAATTATTATGGCTGGGCCAGATTATGAGTCAGTAACCCGCTCCAGAAGGCTAATTCTAGCTAATCCAGGCTACAACCACCTTAGAGGAAACTCAGCAGTAGAAAGCTTCCGAAAAGAAAAGCAAAGGTCTAAAGGAACTTTTGCCTTTAGGGAAACAATAACAATTACCGACCCGCTAACTGGAAAAAGGCAGGTCTTGAAAGGTCAAAATGAAGCGTAAAAACTTCGATTTGGAAAATAGTAATAAGCATTGGAATATAAACGAGATTGCGTTTTTGGAGTTTTGCCGACGCAAGGATTTGAGTTATAAAGAAATTGCCCCGCTTTTGGATCGGTCATTTTCGTCCGTAACCCAGATGGGGTCAAAAGTAGGCCAATGGCAAAAGGACAAGCTTGATCCGAAGTCGCCACATAAAGCCAAAATTGAAAAAGCTATGGCGATGGAGCTGGCGGTGCGAGGTGGGACGTACCCAGATATGCGTAGTGCCTGGTACAGCAGAATAACCAGGGCAACGGGAATTACTTATGACGTCCCGATCAGTCCGTTGGATAAGACGGCTGAGGAATTAGTAGCAGAAACCAAGGTCGACGCCCAAGTTGAGGAGGTTGCCGAAGAGGACGACACCTTTGTTTCGATCAAAATTGAGCTTGGATTTGCTCGGGCCAAAGAGTTGCTCAAGCTAATTTTTGGGAAATAATGCCAATACTTAGGCTACCAGAGTTGGTTGATCTAAACGCTTACATTGGAGCTATGAACCGCAATCGGTTTATGGGAGCCAAGATTAAGCGGGAAATGACTGAACTGGTGGCCTATGAGTGTATGGCTCAGAGGATTAAAAAGGGACAGAAAATCAAGCGACTGACCTTTCTCTGGAAGCACAAAAATAAACGCAAAGATCCAGATAATTTAGAGTTTGGCAAGAAGTTTATTTTGGACGGCATGGTACAAGCTGGAGTTTTAACTGGCGACGGTTGGAAGCAATTAGGAGCAGTAGAAACGGTACACAGGCATGTCATCGACAAAAAAGACCCAGGGATCGAAGTCATTTTCGACTAGCGTTCTTGAATTCTTTGACGACACCACCATCGAGTCGTTTGTTTTTGGAGCGGGGTTTTTTAGAAGTACTCACGAGAAGGAAATCAAAATACCCAAAGCTCATAATAAAGGCAAACATGAATACAAAATCAAAATCGAACAAGAGCTCTAAGGTTTGGGTAGCTAAAGTGTCATTAAGTCTTATGGTAGGAAATGACAGAGGGCAACCAATCCCGACCCCAAAAGGAGTCAATATCTTTTTCCACCCCACCTCTTATTGTTGGTATATAACCTCGGCAAGAAGAATAAGGTTAGAAACCTATTTATTAAATGGTCTTTTGCTTCCTCCATCAGATGTACTAGAACTTCCGATTAAAGAAGTCCTTGTGGAAATAGCAAGTGACGCCTTTGCTCTTGCTGGGATATTTGAAAAAGTTGATAAAGTTGATCCAAAACAAATCAGGCAAATTAAAATACCCATAGAACAGGAGTTATAATGGAACCATCAGACGATCAATACTGGCAAGACGCGGCTGAAGGGCTTATTGAAGAGCTCCTGACGACTGGAGTTGTTACAATTGGGGTTGAGGCTTGGGAAAATGTAAGGGATACTTTTATTAAAATGAAGATAGCCCGTGTGATTAAAATTATTCCGCCCAACGATGCCTCTATTCCTGGGGCCATAATTAGGGTAGAGTTACTAAAGAAACCACAAGTGGTTGAGCGAATAAAAATTAAAATTGAACAAGAACTTTAGGGTTTTGGCTTCCCAGCGGATAGACAGGGCAGGTCGCAGTTGGGAAACCATAGCCCTGGGGTTGGAGGTGGCACAATATTTGCCCATCATAGGGCACCTCTCAAGCCCCTCCATAAAAGTTATGGCTAGCTTCCCCCAGGGCTATGTACAAAGTAAAGAAAGGCCAAAATGCCAAAAGAATGGGTGTGGGTAATAAACCCCCACGGAGTTAGAGTAGAAGTTGACGCTGAGAGAATTCCCGAACTCAAGAAAAAGGGATATTCTGTGGTTGATCCGAACGACTCAGTTGCTATTCCAGGAAAACAGTTGCCAGTAAAATCGGCTCCAACGATTAGCACTGAAGTGAAGCCTGATCTTTCAATGGGTAGAAGCAGATTAAATAAAATGGCGATCGAAGCTGGAGTGCCAAACCCCAAAAAGCTTTCGAGCAAACAGGCGGTGATCGACGCGATCAATGCAAATAGGTAGCGCGGCCGCCCTGGTTCGCAATGCTCATGGAATGATCGTTGAAATTCCAGAGTCAGAGCTTGAGTTAACCCTAAAAATTCCAGGGTTTGAGTTGGTTCGTGGTAAGCGAAGCCTTGCCAAAGGATATAAAAGCCTTGAGGAAGTGCCCTGGATGTTTCCACCCCTGACTGGCTACAGGCTAGACGGATATGGGCGTATTAACGAGTTCATAAACGACAATTTTGTTTCGACTCAAAAGGCTGAGGCAACTTTAAGCCTGGGGGGATTACGCCATGTGACTAAACCACACGACAAATATATCCACGTTTTACTGACAATGTTTGAAGCGGATAGAATACCAGACCAATGGGTTCAGGTTTGTAATGAATGTTTTGACCACCTTTTAATTCCCTCAGATTGGTGCATCAGTGTTTTTACCGAGAGCGGGGTAACAACCCCAATGCACAAACTTCCGCTGTTTGCTACTGATTTCAAAATTTACAGGCCAGAGACTAAGCCTTTCGTATTTGGACACCAAAATGCCCTGGTAGAAGGGGCGCAGAAGGGTTGGGATTTGGTCATTAGAGCGTTCCTAACCCTGTACAAAGGAAACCCAGACGTCAAATTATTACTCAAGGCCAGAGAACACGACTGGGCTAACGACAGGTGGTATTACGAAGAGTTGCGCAAAATTTCAAACATCGAGCTGATTGTTGGTGATTTTTCCTATGCAGAACTACAAGAAAAGTTCTTTTCCAGAGTTAATTGCTTTGTTTATCCTTCTAGGGGCGAAGGCTGGGGCTTGCCTCCGCTTGAGGCAATGGCGCACGGCATCCCAACTATTTTGACCGACGCTCACTCGCACACAGAGTTTTCAAAATACGGCATCCCGATTGGCGTCACAGGCGGGTCTTTTAGTTTTTATGCTGGCCGAGTCAAAGAGGTTGGAACTGGTTACTGGGTCGAGCCTAGGTTTGATGAATTGGTTAAAACAATGAGCTGGGTGTACAGAAATTACGAACCAGCAAAAGCCCTAGCAGTTCAGCGAGTGCCACAGCTAAAGAAGAAATTTAGTGGTGAAAAATTCGTCAAGAACCTAAAAAAAATTATGGGGGAAATATGCGTATCATCTGGATAGCCGACTACACCATCAAAGACTATTTGGGTGGCGCTCAAATCACCAACTTGGAAATGATTACTGCTGGGGAAAAACGAGGTCATAAGATTATTCAGATTAACCATAAAGAAATAGACGCATTTAAGTTCAGGAAAACAGATCGAGTCGTCTTGAATAATATGGCTATACTCAATCGAGATCACCACGATAAATTGATGAGGGTTATTCTCAACACCCGATTTGTGCGCTACATCCACGATTATGATTGGGTTTACAACGACATGCACGTCAGTACCATTTCGGGTATGTTCAAAAAAGCCAAGGGTATTATTTTCCTTTCGCCCCTTCAGGCTTTAATTACCCGCGACAAGTTCGTTGTCCGAGACAGCGTTATTATTCCCTCGCCAGTTGATACCAAGAAATTTTACAATCAACACCAGCCAAGAAAAAAGAACTCGGCCCTTTACACTGGCGAAATCAACACCCACAAGGGCATTAACCACCTGTATAACTGGGCATTATTCCACCCAGAAATTCAGCTTGATTTGTACGGCTGGATTGCTCACCCAGGCCTAACAAGCTTGCTTCCGCACAACGTCAAGATAATTGAAAAATTACCCCACGCTGATATTACCCAGACTCTCAATCAATACGAAAAGTTTGTGCACTTGCCGATCTGGAGAGAGCCTTTCGGTCGAGCGGCCGCGGAAGCTTACTTGTGTGGTTGTAAGCTTGTGACCAACGGCAAGGTGGGCTTTCAATCGTTCGACTGGGATTACAAAGATCCCAAAGCTATTGCCGATGAAATTGCCAAAGCTCCAGACAGATTTTGGGATTATGTTGAGGAAAAATTAGCATGACCAAATTAAAATGCCTAAACTGCAAGCATGAATTCAAGGTAGCGGGAGAGCGAGCTTACAGTAAGTGTCCCAAGTGTGATGGCGATGCTTATTTTCTTGCCTCAAGTTTGCATGACAACTCCCCACAAAAAGTTGTTCAGCGCCCAGAAAAAGGCACAGAGCGCTGGTATAATGAAAAGTGGTACAGACGAAGCGATAAAGACTGGCATGAGGACATTCAAAGACGGGTACAAAACCCAGATGGTTCAATAACCAGACGATGATTACCAAACAACAGATTAAAGATTTCTACACCACCGAAGGCAGTATCCCCAGCACCACTCAAGAACGGGTTTACTCAAAAGCTACTTCCAGAAAAAGAAAACGTGCCGTGGAGAAAATGTTAGCCAAAGAAAAAGTAGTCAGTTTCCTCGAGATTGGTTGTGCTGAGGGGATGTACTGCGAGTTTATGCTCAAATATGCCGAGCGAATTACAGGCATGGATATTTCCCTGCCCAAAATAAACAGAGCTGGTAGCGCTAACAAAATTAGGTACATCGAAGGCGATTGGGACGCTATTCCTTTTAGCAACGGGGGCTTTGATTTAATCCTGGCAAGCGAATGTTTGGAACATTCTCTTGATCCAAGCCATGTAGTTAAAGAAGTTTTTAGGGTTGCACATCGAGCGATATTCAGCGTTCCAATTAAAGAACCGAAATTGGCCGATCCTATGCACCACCACACTGGCCATATCCACGCTTTCAGACCCGATACTTTCAAAGAGCTCTTCAAAGATTATAAAATAAACGACGAATACCTGGACGAAGAGACTGGGTTCATGGTCTTGGAAGTAATAAACAAATGATGGACATTAACGATTTAATCAACAGAGTCAGGAGTAGCTCAAAAGATATCGAAGAGCTACAAAATATAGACCTAATTGTAGTCGAGCTGATGATTAGGTCGGCGGAGTCAATTGCTGTGAAAGAAAATGATTACGCGGCGGCGTTTTTAGAAGCACTTGAACTTGGATACAAAATGACAATGCAGAAAGCCGAGTGGCAAGCAAAAAGAGCCACTGGGGGCGAGTATGACGCCGAAAAACGGCGTTTGCATGCACTGGAGAAGCTCCACACTCACATTCAGTCAAGGATTGCAACGCTTCAGATCATCGCCGATACGAAGTAGGAATTTCGTCGTCTTCAAAAATGTTTTCGCCAGCTCGCTCTCTTTTAGCGTAGCGTTCCAACCAAAATGGGATCTCACGATTGAGGGCAACTAGCACAAAAAGCCAGGTTGCAATGTAAAACCTAAATGGCAAATGAATTAGGTATTTTAGGGTGTATTTCATTTACTTTTCTTGAGAGTGTCAACCTCGGTTTTGAGTTCTTGAATAGCCCCAATTAACACGGGGATCAACTCGTTGTAAGAAATAGACAATAAACCAGCTTCGTCTTTTTTGACCAATTCTGGCAACACTGGCTTAACCTCCTGAGCAATTAAGCCAATGTGCTTTTGAGCAGTCTTGTCTTTTTTGAAGACAAACCCCACTGGATTAAGAGCCATAACTTTTTTAAGAGATCCAGCGTAAGATGAGATATTTCTCTTTAGGCGTCGGTCAGAACGACTGTTAAAGTTGAAAGCCCAGATGTCGGTACAGTCGTCAATGTTAAAGTCATTCATGTCGATATTGTTCAAAGCCCCCCATTTATTGCTTGGTGACGCAGTAAAACAACCAGAAACAGTAACACCGCCGTTAGCGTTAAGTGCTGGTTGCATGTTAAGAGTGCCAGTTGGCTGATCCCAACTTGATGACCCTCCAGAGTGCCAGATGTTAATGCGAGTAGTGCCGCCACTGTCTTTCAAATTGAGGTTGTTGCCATAAATGTTTACTGCTCCCCCGCTAAGACCACCGTTGATTGTTGAACCGTTAATGGTCACGCCGTTAATAGTGCCAGCAGTAATCGTTCCTAAATCAGCCTTAATTGCAGAAAGAGTGGAAATGGTAGCCTGGACAGCACTCAAGACGTTGGTCTGCATACGAGCCGCGGCTAAATTGCCAGCCGTGATGTTGTTGGCATTGATATTTGTAACAGAAAGAACGCTGGCGTCGATTGTCCCAGCGGTAATAGCACTAGCGTTTAGGTTGGTGACGTTGATGGTTGAACCATCAACAGCCCCATATTTTTCCACTCCACCCACTCCCTGAGCTCCAGTGTATTGACGGCTTGGTTCGCCAAATGGGCTGTCCCCTGGAAATGTGATTGGCATTTATGTGCGCTTCCTCTGAAGAATTGGTTTGGTCAATTCTGCTCCAGTATTTTCTACGTCTACGATCATACCAACAACCCTCATAAATTCGTCAATTTCTACTCGCCCACGATTGACCCTGATTTTAATGCTGTCGCCTAGGCTGTAGCCAGAAAACGGTGCTAAACCAGGGGCGAAAGCCAGAGTTAAAGTCTTAGATTGATCCTTGTCTTGTTTGAGAACGTCTTTGGCTCGCTCGTCTAGCTCGCCTTGGGTGGTCATATCGCCGTGAACGGGCGAAAACTGATGCCTGTAGTGGGTGGAAATTGAGGTTGCGTCAGTCTGGGTGGACGTCAGAATAGCTGGGCCAGAAGTGACAGTAAAGGCTTTAACGTCGTTGTGAATAAAGCGAAAGTCTTGGATAAAGCTAAAGTCAACAATCTCCCCGTCAAGTTCTAGCACGACGTTTGGTTTATCAGTCCCTACGTCCCGCAAGAATGTGAACGTCGGGCTTGTTGCGGGCGCAATGTCAAAGACAGTGTTTTGCGTCCACGCACCTGACGGGGAATTAGATCTGGCATAGTAAACCAGCTTTAATAACAGGGTGTAATAATCTTCATCATAAGTGGTCAGCGTGATTGTTTTGTCAGTGGAAGTGCCCGTGGCATAAGGATCTTCGATCGTCCCCTTGGTAAACAAATCACCAGGGGCGGCACTTGTCAAAGCATCAATCGTGTCGAAAATTGGGGAAGCAATTTGAGTGCCAAGCTTTTGGGCGGTATAAGTGGTATCGAAGCCCACTCGATACCACTTGAGCGTTTCTTTGTAGTCAAGGCCATAAACAGTAGTCCCCTCGAGATTGTCTTCAACGGCGGCAACTAGACCCTGCCAAACTACAGTCCCATTGCGATAAAAAGCAATTTTGGTTTTAGCTACTTCAAAAATAGTGCCGACAATTTTGGAGTCATTATGGGGAATGGTGAAGCGGCATTTACCAACGTCATTTTCATAACGCTCCCAAGCCCGATTGGTGGCTTTTTCAAATTCGTACTGATTACCAGAGGTGTCAGTAACGATGATGGTGTAGGTCGGAGGAGCTGTTAGCATATTTACAAAGTCCAGGCATTGTACCAGGACACGGTCACAACCGCATTGGTGTCGTTGGACACGGTAATTGTATTGTCACCAGGCACCAAACTCCACCAAGTCGTGTTTGATCCTAGATAGGATCTCGACTCCGTCGACCCTAGCTTCGCAGAGTGTAGCCTGGTATCAATAGTGAGGGTCTGCCCATTAGTCAGGGCAGTCGTAACATAAACAATCTCGCCAGTAGTCGTATTAGTAATTGTTAGGGAAGTAGACGTAGTGCCAGAGGCAACGATGGTAATAATTACATTGGTTGACGTGTCGCCAGAGTTTGTAGCTGTTCCAGACCCAACCCTAGTTCCAAGTGCTGTGGTATATTTTCTCGGATCACGAAGCTTGAGATTGGCTTTGGTGGTCAAGATTTGACCAGACAAAGAATCAATGGCTATTTTGGGGATTTCCACTGGCTTGAGCCAAGTTCGGTAGTTTCTAGTAGAAGCCCCAACGATTTCAGTCCAGGTGAATGGCAAGTAGCCACCATAATCAGTGTCCTCGCCATAGGCGGCGTCAAGCTCGGCTAATTCTGGATTAAAGGTTTTTTTAACCGTTTGGGCTAGTTCGCGCATTTTAGCCTCAGTGCTAGCAAACAAACTCAGTGGCAAAACAACCGAGCCTTTGTCAAGCTTTGAGCCGTAATCAACAATACCTGGGTCAGTTGGTAAGGAGTCTTCGACGTTTTCTACTAGAACATCACTAATGCTTGTTGCGTCAAGCAAAACAAATTCGGTCGGATCTGTGGTTTGATCGTTGATTATTAGGCCGTTGTATGTGTATTGAGTTCTTGAGTAAGCCATTAAATAATCTCGCTACTTCCAGGGTTGTCAGCGAGCCTTCGCTTTTCTTCATTAAATTTTCGTTCAAACTCACGAGCGTGTACCCGTAAGTTTTCAAACGAGACTTTAGTCCCCTGTTGTAGTCGCGCCCACACCTCAAAGCGCGGAAAATCATCAGCTAACCGAGTATAAGCACTCATGCGCAGGTGCAATAACACCAAGGGATCAAGTCTGGTTGGAACTTCGCCAGCGTTGGCAAATTTTTTGCTCCCTACCAAACGGATTGCCTGAGCGTTTTCAATTCCAGCCAAATCATAAAATCGTAACTGGTTGCGCTCAAAAACCCAATTGCTATTCAACACCCGCTTGAAAGTGGTCGTAATGCTGTTGGGATTGCCAATGCCGACTTCTCGAATTTCGTAGATGTTGTTTGGCACGGTGTAGATTTTAGTCTGGGTGGACGAAGTATTAACCACTGTTAAAGAAGTGTCGATTACAGTTCGAGCAAACTCTGGGTAAAGGGCTTCGATTGCTTGTTCTTTCATCCACTCTCGGTCAGCGGAAGTCCAAACGGCAGAGGAGGCGTCATTCATGGCCGCCATAAACAAGGTGTCCCAGCGATCTTGACCACCTTGAACCCAAGGGCTTTTGTCGGTTTCCGTACTGGTGCTGGTGTTATACCAAGTGGATGCGTAAAACTTTGAAGTATCTCCAAGGGTATGGTTGTAATGGGTATAGCCTGGGTTCAGAAGATCGGCCGTTGTAGTATCAATAGTTACCGTGTTGAGAAGGGTTGCACCAGTCCCAGCAGAATCGGTGGCTTCATAAAAACGAGTTTTATCAAAGACAGCCGTCCCATCATCAGGGTTCTGAGCATACAAATAAATGACCGACATATTTTCCTATTTCTTTACAAAATACACTGCCAACAAGTTTACAGCGATTGTGACCAAAGTCAAAATCGGCTCTGAAACTGGCTTTAGCTGTGGAAATGCAAAAACCAGTAGTTCAACAAGCGCCCAAGCCGCGCCCGCGGACGGGATAACGTAGCTTGCCGCTGAAGCAACATGCTCGCTCATAGTCTTTTCTTCAACTTTTGCCATACTTCCTTTCAAGTCATTATAATTTATACTATATCAAGTCCGTAAGTATCTTTTTCGTTTTAGCAGACAGCTCATTTTACTGCTGACGGCTCTGAAATGTTTGTTTTTGTTGATCTATCCACCCTTTTGTAATCAAAAATAACGGTTATAGGCTCTTACTCCTTCTTTTTGTAGTTGCCTAGCTTGGTGTATCCGTCGAATTCAACCCCATTGATCTCCCACTTAGAACCTGCACAGTCAATTTCCTTCGGCAAATCGGCAATTACAGGCGGCGTTTGGTTTTCCAGTTCATCAATTCTATCCTGTAATATTTGGTTGTCAGATTGCAAGGTAGTGATTTTTGCCACTCTTTCGGCTTTAGCCCTACCCATTGAGGCAAAGATGCGAGCTAACATAGGAGGGTCGTTCATCAGCTCGTTGAGCTTGTGTTTGTCCTCGCCAAAATCGAGAATATCTTTATTCTTGTTCAGCTCTTCAACCAATTTTTGTCTCAGTTCTGCGTCTGTCATAGTTCCTGGCACTGGCGTTGGTGCAGTACCCATTTTGCTTTTTACTACGTCTAAAAATCGAGTCCATCCTAAATCAAGCGTTCGGTGGGGGCAGTATTTCCCTGAGAAGTCTTGGTGCTTTTTGACCTTCTCAACTCCCCAGTTCCGTTCTTTTAATAACTGGGCGATCAGTTCAGCCGCATTGTTTTCCGCTGTGGCGAATTTCTGACCGCCACTCTTAGAATAGCATATTTCAAGACCAATGTGCTTTCTGTTGCCAGCACCATTGGCTCCGTCTCCTGCATGCCATCCATTACGATCAAGGGGAAGCCCTTGCCAAGCCTCAAGATCGTCAACAGCGAAGTGGAATGATGTCTGCAAAGCGTTGCCGACCATGTAGGAAATCTCACCTTTAGCACTAGCGTCATTAGCCGTGTTGTGGACACAGATACCGATGGGCGTCATTGGGTTTGGGCATTTGAGCGCGTACTTTGAAGCTGGAACTAGGTTCTGCTTAATGGTCATAAAAACCTACTTAATACGCTAAAAATAGCTACTAAGGCTGAAACGATCGAAAAGAACAGGGCTGTATTTACCGCTTGTTGAGAAACCCGACCACTCTGCACATCTCTTGATTTGGTTAAATCCCTGATGTCTGTACTGGGTTCTTTCAACACTCCTGCCAAGTAGTCCTGCGTAACCCATTTTGTCCCAGCTAAAGTCAAAACATCAATCAAAGCTCGAAGCTCTTTTACATCTCTATCATAGATTTCTTTGGTAACTGAAACAGCCTGAAAACTGGCAATCCTGGCGTTCTCATGGTTGAGGTCTAAAAGTCTCCGCTCTGTTTCTCTGGCCTGTAGTTTAAGGTTTTCATCTCGGTTTTTCTCGGCTTTCTCAAACTTTTTTTCAAGAGCATCAATTCTTTGTTCCAGGTGTTCTTTGAGAGATACTTTGTCGGTTGTGTCTGTCATATTCCTATTCTCTTCCAAATCCAGGTACTAAATCCACCCACGAAAATATACAAAACTGCCACTGCCCCCTTAGTAAAAGAGGCAAAATCTTGAAGTTTGTCAATGTCCTTTCGTTGGTCTTTTAGCTCGGACATAATCTCCCGCCTAAGGTCAGTAATGGCGTCAAAAATGTCTTTTTGAGAGATTTTTTCTGGCATCAAAATAACCAATGTACGACAATATTTGCTACTTCCAAAAAGATGATAATTAAAGAGAGAGTTTGGAATCGGCGAGTGACAACATCACTGTTTTTTTTCATTCCAGTTATTTCAGCTCTAGCGCCCACAACCTCAACATAAATTTCTTTTTTAGTGATTTGGTTGATTGATTTCATAGTTACGTTTTTTGTACTGTCGCCAATTTTGGCCTCATGTTGTACGCAACAGTCTTTGGCCTAAGTACTAGGGTAGCATACATTTCTGGTCTGACGGAATAACCGATGGAAACAGTAATCAGGTCTGAAACTGAAACCGTATCTGTGAGACGGCGACCGATTGCTTTTGCTAGAGCATCAGCAAGGCTAAGGTTATCAGCAAAGGTTCGGAAAAATTGCACAACTAAAGAAACGTGGTCTGCTCCAGTGCCGTCGTAATTAAAACCAGCTTCGTTGTAATCCAGTGAAGAGTCGTCATAAAGCTCAGTCTGCATAATCAGATCAGCCAAATTAAGAGTTAGAAGCAATCCAGCGTTTATGGCATCAGCTAGAGCCGCTGTGTCGGTCTTAGCCAGCTCTACCGCCTTACCCTGATCGTCAACGAGTATGAGGGCGGCTTCAGTAAATCCAGCCGAAATTGCCTTGCTCAGTGCGTCTGAGAGGCTTAAAGTTTCAGTCTTGGAGAGAGAAATGTCTTTTACAAGCGCGTCTGTTGGGGTTACTGAGTCAGCGGGGGAAACAGAAAGAGCGCCGTCGCCCTCATAAGTGAAAGTTGATTGGTCATATTGTCTTGTAGCATCATCGTATAAAATTGACATGACATCAGTCTATCACGCCAATCCTACTGCTCCTGAAGAGAAGAAAATAGGATTGCCGCCACCTGTTTCTGAGGGTGTATAAGTAATTCTGATTAAGCCATTCCCACCGTCTCTAAAGTCAGCACCAGAAGTTCCTATTCCCCCAGAACCTCCGCCGTAGGCTGCACCAGCTCCAGGTATACCATATACTCCTGGGTTTGAGACCGAAGTTCCACCTCCGCCCCCGCCACCACCAGAACCGTGAGTAGTCCATTCTGTTCCAACACTTCCAGCCGTCGCATTATTTGCCTCAGCAGTTCCTCCAGAGCCACCAGCTCCACCACTACCATTATCACCCTGACCACCAGCTCCACCAACTGTCGTACTGGCGTTGCCACCAGCTCCACCAGCACCATTTGGACCCGCAGCACCACCCCCCCCTCCGCCAGGTCTACCAGAAGCACCATTGTTTCCACCAGCTCCTCCTGAATACTTAGTGTCTCCAATGCTATTTGCGGCCTGACCACCAGTTGTATTGGCATTATTCGTTCCATCATAACCACCTTCAGCTCCGCAAGATGAAGCTCCCAAACTTGCTCCGTTAAAGTAGGTATCTCTACCAGTATTATGAAAGTTATTCGAAGTCCAACCCAAAGTACCATTGCCAATTTGTATTGTAATAGAATCGTTGGGGGTAAGAGCTAAGTTAGATTTAATTGCATAAGCTCCGCCACCACCACCAGCCCGACCATTTGGTCCACCTTCTGCGCCAGCACCAATACATTCAATCGTATTTTCAAGATCATTCCAATCTGAGGGGACAGTCCAGCTTGTGCCAGAGGTTAAAAATATCTCAGTCATAATTAGTCGTTATTCGTATTTACTGTGTACTCGATCTTTAAGGCGATAAGTCTAGCCACATTTTAATCCGAGAGCTTGGCTTTTTTATAACGAATTAGCACGTCTATGAGGCGAGCATCGCCAGTCATGGTGTCTTCAGATACGTCACGCATAATTTCAAAGTGAACCCACTGACCTCCAGCGGGAGAACCAGCAACGGTAACATCCCCTGACCACGCTGAAGTATGAACGTCGCCCTGAGCCAGCCAAGTATCGGCTACTTCAACCGCCGTACCTACTGCCTGATCTATGGCATCTGAGTCGGCATAAGCCCTGGCAGATAGCTCAAAAGTGACTGTTTCAGTGGTAAGACCAGCCGCGTTAGTCCACTGATATTGAAATTGAATAGCTCCGCCGTCCCAAGACGCTGGCATTGTGAAGTTTACGAAGGCGTTTTCATCGGTGGCGGCATCGAAAGCCAGCACTTTGTAATCAATGTCGTTAGTGCCAGCTTCGATTGTTGCTGAAGCGGCACAGCCAGCAGTCGTAGTAGGAGCTAACCCGCCAAAAATTGAGACAGTACACCAGGGATCGGTGTCGTTAGCTTGAATGTTTCCATTTGTAGGAAGATTCAAATCTCCAGCACTAAGATTGGTCTTTCCAGCGCCCTTCGGAGTCAAGGTAATGTCAATGTCAGTATCACCTCCAGAGGCGGCGAGAGTAGGAGCGCCACCTGTGGCGGCGTTAGCATAAGTCAGTTCGTTGACGGCTGAAGCTGTTGCGGTCAAAAGCAAAAGCTCGTTGCCGTTGGTATCAAGAATTGAAGTTCCGATTGCTGGAGCGGTCAGGGTTTTATTAGTCAGGGTTTGAGTGGCGGTTTTGCCAACAGACTTGTCGGTGGAAGTGACCTCAGAAAGCTTGTAGTCGTGAGAAGAAGTAACTGCCGAAGCATTGATACCGACCTTAGCTTCAAGGGCTTCGAGAATATCATTAGCGTCGGAGTGTTGCCCAGCGTGAGAAGGGCTGTTTAGCGGGTCGGTAGTACCTGGATTTGTGAGGGTATCCAGGTTTGTTGGATAGTTGACCATCTAGTTCCTTTAACCGATTGTGATAGTCCAAGTGATTTGTAGGGTGTCGGAAGCGCCCTTATTAACTACGCTAAAAACGGTTCGAGCAAGCAGAGTACCAGTGGTGGCGTCATTCAAAATGCCCGCTTCGGTAATTGCGCCAGTTCCGTCTCCAGCCGCCCAGTCGCCAACATAAGTCACAACATTGGCAGAGTCGGTAAAAGAGGTCAGAGCGTTACGGTCAATTTCAGTCTCCAGCGTGGTGTCTGTGGCGTCTGCGGCAGTAGTACCAGTACCAATAGCCATGTGAGACATTGCGGCCCCAGCAGGAGCAGAGCTCAATTGGTCGGCAATGTAATTTTTGCCAGCAGTCACAACTAGATTGTGATGCTCAATTTCTTGTTTAATGTTGCCGCTCTCATCACGAAGAACGAGCTTAACATGGCCTGTAATGCCAACTGGTTTTTCGCTAACTTGCATAACTTCTTTTCCTTTAGTTTCAATAGTTGCACACTTTCCAGTGTGTGTAAAGTGTCGTTCGGTTTCTCCCCATGCTCTTGCGAGCCTCCCGCCGAAAAGGGTGTGCTGAGTATAAGAGTGAGCACACTACTCCATTATGGGCTAGTACCAGACTACGTTAAGATACGAACTGCAAAAGTGTCTCGGTATTCCGCTACTCCGTAGAGTACGTCAGCCACAACTTCGGTCGCAAGAGAGCGGATATTGTAATCGCTCTGGATACGAACGTCTGCTTGCACAGCGGCGACAAAAGCGTCGCGGTGGAACAGTAGGTTGTGAGTGCTGACTGGCGAAGAACCAGAAGTGACCACGTTGGTGGACACATAGACATCAATACCGTAAATCTGCCCGAAGTAACCCTTCGGTTTCGCGGTTTGGACATCGCCTTTAGCTAAAGCGCCTGTGACGATAGGGCTCATTTGAGCCATATAGCCAACAGCATCAGCCCGAACGAACTTGTCGATCAGGAGAAGTGCTTTCATTTGAGACGGTTTAATCACCAAACTTCGCTGACTGCCAGGTGCATCGGCATCATCGAGGTATTGAATTGCAGTTAATAAATTAGCGTCGGTAATAGCACTGCCAGCAGAGCCAACTGACTGGGAAAGACCAGAATATAAGCTTAGTAAGCTCGTATCCATAGCTTTTGCCAGCGCAAAACCAGCTTTCTCGGTGTAGAGAGACATTAAATCGTAAGCGGATTGAACCTTTACGATGTCCTCGACCTTGAAGGCCGCGTATTTGTGCTTGTCAATCAGTAAATCAGTCTTGCCTTCGGTAATAGCTTCAAAAGTGACGTCAGTGCTTGCTGATTTATCACCAGCGGTAAGATTACTGAGATCAGGAATGTGAAGAGTATCACCTTTAGTTTTGATGTCGCTTGAGAACATAGTGTTCACGCGGGGCATCATCACTAAATTGGCTTCAGTTGCTCGCTTTACGTCCTTGCTCCAAATTTCAGGGATGAAATTTGCGGCAGTAGTAACTGTTACGTTTGCCATTCTATTTAACTAACGAACCAGAAAACAACTAATCAACAACTCGTTTTTCAAGCATAGCTTTATGGATTTCGGCGCGATGCTTCTCGTATTCTGCCATAGGCATCTTCTCGATCTCGCTTTTCTTCCAAATGCGTTTAGTCGTTGCTTGCGCAGGACGTTCGGCATCGGTTGGTTTCGCGTCTCCATCTTTAGGCGTAGTTGTTTTTTCAGTGCTTTCTTTCGTTTCAGCACCATCGGCTTGCTTTGTTAAAGTTTCCAGGTAAGCGGGTAGTCGTTCTTCAACGATACGTTGGACTTCTTCCCAAGATGCGTCTGGTGTTAAATGCTCTCTGATCCCTGGGACTAGCCAAGGAGCTGAGGCAACAACGTCTGCAAGTGGGTTGCTGTCCAAACCGTACTGCTTAATCTGAGTTCGAGCAAAAGAGGTTACTTTATCTTGATAAAGTTGCTTGCGCAGTTCTTCGTTTTCAAAAGAAAGCTTTTCAGCTTCGCTCATGTCTGCGATCCTGCGATCACGCTCCTTTTTCTGATACTCGGCAAGCTGTTTTTGTAGCTCGCTGAGTTCCTCGTCTTTAGCTTTAAGTTTTTTATTCTTTTCGCCAAGTGCGTTGATAAATTCGCCTTTAGATTTGGCATCAAGCTCAGAGCCTTCAGGTTTTTGACTTTCTGGATTTTCTTTTTCTGACAATTCGACTTCGTCTGCTTTTGGTTCTGAACCTTTGCCGCCTTTCGGTGCTTCGTCAGTTACGTCTGCATTGGACGGTAACGTGGTGTCATTTTTAGCCATAATGGTTTAATTTTTTCTCTTCCCTTGAATTTACTCCTTTCCGACCAAGGGGCATTGTTACTGAGTTAAGCATAGCACACAATTTTACTTGGGTGTAAAGACTGGGAAATTGCTGGCCTTTTTTTGAAACTCTGAGGCCAAGTTCTCGATCTGCCTTTGGATGGCTTCGATCTTTTTTTGCTTCTCTCTCTCGGTGAGCGACTGGTCTTGGGCGGTTTTTCTGAGTTTAGACCGCAAATCTGACATCTGGAACTGGAACGACTTACTTTGAGAGTTAATGCCCGCTTCCAAATCAACTGGCTGGATTTTAAGACCCAACCCAACGTCCAACATAGTTGTGGGTAAATCACGAAGCCGACCCTGGTAATCTGGCTTTTTGAATAAAGCAGAGTAAAGTTTGTCCCAAGAATAACCACCGCGCAGATAAGCGTCATTCATCCCCATCGGATCTTGAACGGCTTGTGTGCCAGGAGCAAAGCTTGGAGCAAGGACTCGGTAAATATAATTGACAATTTTACGCATTTTGTCAGCCTCAGTGTCGGTAGATTCGTCCCAAAGGGGCTGTTTGGTGAAAGGATCGGTGTTAGTGCCAATTGCTGTTGGAATGACATAAGCAGGGTTTGAGGGCAAACCAAAAGTGGTCTGTAACTCCCCAAGGTCGCCCCAGGGCAAAAGGTAAGCAAGGTTCAAGTAGGCTGACTGCTTTTTAACCGAGCCGTCCTTCATTTTTATATCAATGTTAAAGGGTAGTCTGACATAAGCACCGTTTTTAATGTAGTCTGGCAGAGCCTCTTCTTCGTCTTTGCGCGCGTCACCTTCAATATTTCGGAACAATTTATAGTATTTGCTCACAGCTGTTGGTCTTTTGACCGCCGCTTCAACAAATCTAGGAATTGCCTTATACGAGAAAGTAATGAAGGGAAAGCCAAATGGCACATCCCGAAGGAACCTAACCGCCTCTGGAATGTCTGAGTAGTCAAAAAGCCACTTATTTGCATAGGCCGCCGCTTTTTGAACGCTGTCCCCAGCCTCTCGCCTCCAAACATACATAGCCATCTTGTCGGTTTCCTCGATTGCTCGATATGTTTGACCAGATTTTTCAACAACCCCCTTGATTATTCTTGAAAAAACATTGCCCTTGGGGTTTGAAGCGAAAGCACTAAGAAAGTCTTTGATTTCAGTGGCGTAGTAGGTTGTTGCTAGCAAACCAGCTTTTTGCGCTTCTTGATAAAACTTTCCTTTTGTCCTGTACTCAGTAAGCCCCTTGGTGAAATATTTGATTCCCTTTGGGGAATAAATTGGCAAACCACCAAGATCCATCAGGGCAAAGTTTGAAAGGGCGTTACGACCCTGAGCGGCGGGGTTAAGAATGACCTTCCCCACTTTCCAAGAACTAAGAAGTTTTTTGTAAAGCTGACCCAGCGGGCCAATACCAATACCAGTAGCTCCTTTAATGTCTGAGGCAATGGAGGCAGGGACAAATTTCCCAGAGAGCAATCCAAGTCTTTTCTCAACTGGAAGCCTAACGTATGAGCCTGGGATTTTGGTGGCTGTATCAGCCCCAACAGCGAAGTGTTCTGACACCCAACGGAAGAATTTAGCTTCTTCGAGAACATTGGAAATATCGACTGATCCCTGAGCGGCAATAAAGCCAGCATCACGAATAGCTCCCATTTCTCGGCGAACTGCCTCTGGAATTTCTTTACGAGTAATCAGCCGATCCCAGACGATTTTCTCTGAGCGCTTACCCAATAAAAAGTTCATCAAGCCTTTTTTGTCGTTCACATACCTGAGGAAATACTCTGGAGCGTAAGTGCCAAGGTTATTAATAATCGTTTCAATTTGTTTACTAGCTTCTGGGATTGATTGACCAATTTCTTTAGCTAGTTCCCTAGAGAGATCATCAAGGTTGGTGCGCATTAGAGTGGCGGCCTGGCGAAGTGGCTCTTCAACCTGAGCAACTGATTTTGAGCCAGTAGCAATTTCCCAGATTCTTCCCGCCGCATCTTTGGCTAATTTGGCCTCAGTTTTACTCATTGGGCCAGACTTCTTGAAAACAGCGGCGGCATATTCCTTGGCGTAAACATTGATCTTTTCGCCTAACTGAATGGCCTTATTAACCGCCTCACTTCGAGTAAACTGCATCATAGCCTTTTTGCTCTTATAGCCCTCTGGCAAGCTTGAAGCGCCCTTGGCGATCCAAGAGCCAAACAGGTTGGTATCAGCTAAACGCTCTGTTGCTAGCTTAAAGGTGGATTTGCCCGCTTTTGTGATGGCTTTAATCTGCTCTAGTGATTCTCTGATGGCTGGTGTACCAGTTAAGGGTCTGGCAACTTCCTGGGTCTGTCTGGTAATAGTAGAAATAATTGAGCGTAAATTTTTGGTCGCTTCTTTTTTAAGAGCTACGATTTGAGCCGAAACGTCTTTGGATGGTAAGACAAAGCTTGAGCCAAATGGCTTAGAAACGGTTTGGGGAACTCGCTCAACAGCTCGGCTAGTAGTGCCAAGTTTTACCTCTTTAATGGGAGTTCTTACTGTCGTTCTGGAAAGTGGTTGTTCAATTGCCTCCACATCTTCAAAAACCTTTTTAATTGTTCTGGATTTTTTGGCAATGTTTGACGGGCCAACTGGTACCTTAATCGGCCCAGTCTGCAAAGCCAATGGCTCTCTTTTATTTCTCAAAAGGTCAATGATATTTTCTGGGCTTTTAGCTGGAGCGATGTCACTAAGCCTACCTAAAGCGCTGGATTGCTCAACAAAGTCATCAATAATTGATTCAGCTCGCCATTGAGCCTCGGTTGGGAGTAGTCTGGTTAGCGCTTTAGCCTGGTCATAATTACCAGCCTTAAACAAATCAAGCACGTCGGCTAAAACTGCTTTTTTAGTTGCTATGTCCTTAATTCCAACAATTTTGTCTAAGCGCTCAAAAACGCTTTTGCCGCCGCCTTGAGCAACATCTTCCAAAACTTCCCTAGAAAGCGGGTTCTTAGCTAAATTAGCTGAGGTTTTCAATTCCGCTTCCGTTAAACTCCTGCCCGCGGCCGACTCACGAAGTCCCTTGGTGGCTTCATCGCCGAATTTACCAAAAAGCTTACCAGCTCCTTCAAATAAATTCTCAAGGGGATCAATTTTTCTAGCAACCCTGGTAATTTCTTCACCTGTTTTAACCAATTTAGCCGCTTGGCTTGCCTTACCAGCCTTTGAAACACCTTTACCAATCAAGCCGATACCAGGAAGAATGTTCAATGGATCAAGTAAAACGTCAGCGGCAAAACCGAATAATTTTCCCTTGAGTGAATCATCAATTTTCCCAGAAGCTCTAAGAGCCTCTGATGGAGTGGCCGTTTCCTTAATGCCCTGGATTGCGCCTTTGCCAGTCAATAAACCCGTAGCGGCGTACTGGGGGACTGAGAGAATATCACCAACATCTTGGAAAAAGCCACCTTTCAGAAAGTCGTTTTTGTCGGCAGTAGAAACAACCTTGGTCGGGCCACTCGCTTTTTTTTGCGTGGTTGAAGGAGCCTGAGCTTTCGCTAGTACGTCTGAGCTAAATAATGTCATGTGTCCTTATTTGAACAAGCCCACGAACTTGTTGAAAAGGCCAGAAACAGTGTCTTTGGCCTTTTGGAAGAACGAGGGCTGGCTTGAAGCCGCCGTGGTTTTGGGAATATTAAACGAGGTGCCTAAGTCTGGAATACCTGAGGTGTCAATACTGCTTGACGTGCTGGGGATCGTGGGTTGAGGCAAGTTGAAGTTGAATTTTAATTGAGGAATCTCTGGAATGGAGAGATCTGGAAGATTGACTGGCTGGCTGACAACCTCGCCACCAGCACCAAAAGTCGGGAAAGTTGGGCCAGAAAGCTTAACGTCTTTCCCTGCCAAGGATTTTTGCAAAGAAGAAGCACTTAAATCGCCAGATGCACCAGCCGAAAGTGGGGCTTCAGTTGGTTTTTTAGCCAATTGAACATCACGACCAATCTCGGAAGCTTTGAAAGTAACTGGTTTTAGAACCTGACCAGATTGAGTTACATTGCCTTCTGCATCAATCGCAAGGTTTTGTCCCTGAAGGGCTTTGGTTAGGTTCTGCCTGGCGGCTTCACCTTGACCCATGCCTAGATCAAGTTTGGTTGGATCTGGGAAAAGAGAAACGCCAGTAAACGACTGGAATAATTTATCAAAAGAGGAAGCTGAATTGAGCGCCTCGCCTGTTGCCTGGTCAAATACTGGGGCTTGAATTTTTGGAATTTCGTTAGCCGTTACAGGTTGCTCGCTGTTATTGAGAACCTTGAAAATATCGGGCTTGCTGGTCATTAAATCCATTCTTGAAGGGATTGAAGTTAAATTAACTGGAATTTCGTTACCATTAGCGTCTTTGTCAAAGATCGTAAATGACCCGTTTTCTTCACGACGAGCACGCACCTTTTCCATTTCACCATTGGGATTGCGAATAACCGCAGTAAAAGAAGTGTCAAGGCCAAGTTCTTTGGCTCGATTAAGGGCGGCCTGGCGAGTCGATAGGGCTGAAGACCCCTCAACTACGTTTCCATTTTGATCGACCACTTCCCACAAACCAGTAGCAGAGTTTTGCTGGACTGGTTCGGCCATGAAATCAACATTTTGACCAGTGAAAGGATCTTTGCCGTCGATTGTGACAGTTTTCACTGAGCCGTCCTTGGAAATTACGTCAAAAACCTGCCCGTTATTGTAGGCTTCGATTAAAATTTTAGCGCTGTTGAGCATGTTCCTGGCATTTTGTAGGGCTTCCTCTTGGACATTAACCCCTTGTTGAGCCAAACTAACCAGTTCGTCATAAATTCTTTGAGCTGAATCAAACTGGGCTTCTACTCTAGTTAAACCATCGATTTCGCCAAGTTTATGAGCCTGAACGATAGTGTCCTGGTTGGCTAGTTCGTCGGCTAGAAAGAACGAAAATTCGTTTTGCAAACCAGTAGTATTGCCAGTTTGAGTAGCGCTAATAGCCTGGGCTTCTTGCTGGACTAACTGCCGATAAATCTTGCTTTCTGGATTAGCAACTGTTTTTAACTCACGAATAATAGCCAGCTCTTCCTGGGAGGTAATCCCGCCAGCCATGTATTGCTCAAACAAATCTGCTCGGCGCTGTTCAACTAACTCTACTTGAGCGTTTTCAAACGAGTTGATGATATTTTGTTGTTGTTTGGTGTACTCAGACGTGCCTGGTTTTTCAAAGGCAAGCATTTCCGATTCAATCCTGTAACGATCCTGCTCACTAATCAGCCCGTCGGCCGAGGCATATTTAGATTCTAATTCGGTGCGTTTCCCTTCTCGCTGGCGTCCACGTTCCACGTCCTGCAATTTAACTAGGGTTTTCAAGGCATCAGCGCCTTCTGAGGTATTTTGCCCAACTTCTTCAACATAATCATTTACGAAATTCTTAAATTCATCAAAACTAATCGCTCCGTCGTCGTAAGCCGTAACCATGTTATTAAACCTGGCAACCCGTTCGTTCTTGATTGCCGACTGAAAAGTTGAAGCAAAGCTGGCGGCTACCCCCTCGTAGGTGGGCGCGGCCTGGATTCTTGAGCTGGAGCGTGATGGTCGTCTTGTAACTACTGCCATATTAACCTGCCACTGGCGGCAAAACTGTGCCACCAGTTGAATTAGGATTTACTGCTTCTCGAGCGGTTTCTGGGGTAGGTCGTTGTTCTTCTGGTAAAGGATTGGTGGCGGATAAAGCCAAATTATTGGCATTAGCGTTGTCAGCTAAAGCTTGTTCACCTGGAGTGGGAGGAACTGGGGTTCCTGCTGGAACGGCAACTGGTTTCCCAATCTGCCCCCTCATTTTCTCAAGTTCAGCCGCGGAAGCCTCAAGCTTTTGACCAATTTCGGTCATTTGAGCTTTAGCTTTGACAATTTTCATCACCCTATCGGGCGACAAGTCAGCGTCGCCGCTCTCTTGCTTCAAATAATCAACTGTGGTGCTGGTTGCACCAAGATCAAGTAGGGCGTTGTAGCGATCAATAGCCTGGTGGAGTGAAGTTAAGTTGTTCTGCAAACCAAGAGTGAGGTTTTGGATCTCACGGGCAACATCAACTGGCAAGTTGTCAGAGAAAATAACCTCAATTTGGTAGGTTTCAATACCCTCAATTTCGTAAGTTTGACCACCATCCAAGGGTACTTTGAAGGCTTCTGGGTTATTTTTCTTGAGGATTTTAATACCCATTTTAATAAGTTTTCTGATGGCAGTTTCCCAGTCAATTTGGCGCGATGTAACCGACAAAGTAGCGGGTTGCATGGACAATTTAGCCTGGAAGCCAGAGGTGACGTTATTGGGAAAGACGCCGCTAGCGGCCTTGGGCATTAGCGAAACGAAGTGGAAAAGATCAATTAAAAGCTCAACTTGGGCAATGAGCGGTTGAATTTGGGCTGGATTGCTTAAATATTCTAGTGCCTCGCCATTGTCAGAGCGCTTAACTGGGATTTTCTTGCCACGGATTTTCCCCAGTGATTTGCCGCTAAGGGCTTTATTATACTCAAGCAAGGGGGGATAACCAACGTCGCGAGCAATTTCGCTAACAGCCGACAGTAGGGCATTTATTTCCTGACAAATTTGTTTCCAGCGCTTGATCTCAGAACTACCATTAACATCATTAACTAGGCGGCTATTATCAATCGTAACCAGCGGCACAAAACCAAGGCCGTGTTCCTGGCGATCAATTTCCATGCCATTGGCAACTGTGACAACGTACTCTCGGTCATATTTGCGAAAAACTGAAGTCATGCCGTCGTCAAAAACAGTAATACTTTTGGGCAAAACTCGAACTTCGGAGTCTGGAACGACATCGGCGCCATACATGCGCTTGACTGATTCTGGGCGCATGCGCTTCCAAGTGACAAAACATTCAATATCATCGTAGTCGCTGGAACTGTAAACCACCCTGGTTGTAAATGGGTTAAGGGCAGAAATATCGAAAGAACCTTTAGGGCCACCCTCTTTTTTCTCTTTGTTCCAAAACGGGAAAAGATGGGTGTGACCAAGCATAAAATATTGACGAGCAGAGTCTTTGAATTTTTTGCGAAACTCAGCGTCAAAAAGCATTTTGTTAGCCAATGTTTCCCCATAGTCCGAAATTGCCTGATCGACTTGGTTGGTGGTGGGTGGGCGCCACTGAACCTGAGGCATGGTGTTGGTGAGCATGTAGGTGTAAAGATCAATGACGGTGGCGCCAAGATTAAAGACAAGCTTGACGTTGCCTTCTGGTTCTCCAGTCCACTGTTCGGAAATATCGCCGTCGTAAAACGATCGGTCTTGACTCATGCGATTAAAAAGCTGGGAATATTGGGTTTCAACGGAATCCCAAATGTCAATAACTTCTTGGCCGCTGGTTCTTAGTTGGTAAGCGTATTCTTGTTCTTTGCGCTCCAAAACACTTAGGGCTTTTGGATCGTACGGTTGAGCTGGCATCGTGGTTTCTTACAATAGGTTTGGGCGGGCTACCGACGGTAGTCCTCTATTTCACCCATATTACCATAATCTTTCGCACCGATACTAGCAAGTGCCAGTGACATTACGCAGTCAGTGTCAATGTTTTTGTCATCCATGTTCCTCGGATACATCCGCAGTTCTTCGTGGAGCGACGGGATGTGAGGGAGCACTAATTCGGTTTTTTCAATCATGTCTTGGAGATTATTTATAAGCTTAACCTTTTTTGAACCAGTGCCAGAAAACGAGTACGGAATAAACGAAACGTCCAAGTCACGAAGCCACTCAGACTGCATATCGCCCGCTGAAGCTGTGGAGTCAATGACCATGTCGCCGCCGTAAATTTTATAAATTTTAACTAAGTCGGCCATGATTTCTTCCCAGCTAGCAATCCCGCCACCCTTACGATAGAAATTCACCAGAAAATAAGGTTTTTCCGTAATGTCCAGGGTAATGCAAACCGTGTAGTCTTGTTTTCGACCGAAGTCCACTCCATGCATGTAGGAGCGGCCAGTGGAAGGTTTGATTGGCGACCGCAGGTCTTCTTTTGTGCAAGCCTCAATAGCACTTTCTGGAAAAGCCATCGCCTCCTCGTCGATGAACATACCCATAACCCGCTCGCGGATTAGTTCCTGGTTTTTGCCAGCCAAATAAAGTTTGATTTTGTCCTGGTTGGCTTTGGGATTTTGACGTGAGTCAGCAAAGATCGAAAAAACTGACTTGCGGTAATGCTGATTGGCAACTCCACCGACTTCTTTGAGTCCCTCGCGGAAAAGAAGCCAGTAATCGTTCTTGCCCTTGGGAGTTCCAAAGCCACAGATTATTCCGCCCCGTCGCCATGTACGAGGGTTGAGGACTTTTTCAATACAGTGGATTAAGTGGCGAGCGTCCGCTGGCTCGTTGATTAAAACCAGGTCATAAGCCTCCCCTTCGATGTGCTTGCCTTTGTCGTGAAGGCCAATGGCATCAATTGTGACCCCGTTTTTGAGAACAATCGTTGGGTGGGCGTTGCGACGAGTGCCAGTGGTAACTGAAGCAACCCGATGCTTCAAAATCGGCGAGTCTTTGAAGCCGCTTTCAATTGCTTCCCATAACTCAACCGCCTGTTTCTGCTCTGGCCCAGTACACAAAATTGAATAAGGGGTGTCAAGATATTCTTGATGGCTTGCCCAGGGTTTTCCTGGTTTAATTTTATAAGAAGCCATGTGCATGGCCAAGAACTTAGCCGTCCAGGTTTTTCCAGCAGAATTGCCTCCTGACATCCAAGCGTCTTCAAATTTTCCCGACTCAACGGCCCGAATAAACTTTTTCTGGTGGGGAAAAAGCTCATGTTTTTCTTTAGCCGACGGGCTAGTATAAATTTCTACGAATAAATCTGGATCTTTGAGGGCTTTAACCCAGTTGTCTCGATAAAGGCTGGGCATTTGCTGTTGTTCGGTCATTTTTCTCCTGCTTTCTTGGGCTCTTGGACAACCTCACCTTCAACGGCTCCCGATCTGATTGCTTGTTTTTCCATTATGTCAAACATATCGTCGAACTTGGTCATGCTCCCGCGGCGACCCTGTTCTCGCAAAGCCTCGATGTAAAGTCTTTCTGTCACTGGCAACTTTGGCCCAGCAACTTCCTCGCCTTCAAACTGCTCTTTTTGCCAGTTTTCCACCATCTTGTCCCCACTGTTGATAATTCGATCCAGGGCTTCGTCAGCGTCTTTTCTCTCAAGGGTAATGTTTTTGACAATGATCTTTTGCTTACGACTTGTCTCCTTTTTTGCTTGATAAATAAAAGACGAGTGGCGCTTCAAGTGAGTTTCGATTTGCCTGGGAGAAACAAACACGCTTTCGCCTTTAGCCCAGTTTGAAATGTCAATCAGCGAGTCGCCAGCAATGAATTTAGCGTCAAAACTGTCGCGAAGAGGATCGCCCTTGGAGTTTTGAGCCAGGCAAATAATACATTTTTTGGAAACCATGTACGATGGGCGGGTGATAGTCAATTTTCGCATGAGCTTACTTTACCACAGGGCGAAACCAGACTAATCTCTGTAAATGTCTTCCTCAACTGACGGAGTTTCCTCGGGCTCTGCTGGAGGTTCGGGCTTTTTGGCTGGTTTGCCTGGGTCGGTTCGTTCAACTAGCGAAAAATCTGGGTGATTGGGCTTAAATTTGCGTCTGTTTTTCCATAAATTCAAGAATTCACCAGCCTTTAGAACAACGTCTTCGTTAAATCGGATGGCCAGCATGTCCTCGTCGTACTTGGTGCGCCTAATCCAGGCCGCGGCGATCTGTTTGTATGTTGGTTTGGAGCTGTCTGTCATGCTATTTTTCCTCTACTTGATTAAGTGCTACTTGGATCTTTTTATATTTTACTGCTTGGTCGCGCATAATGGAAATTAGGTCTTCAGTGTACTCGTAAGTGGTAAACCGCTGGTCGCAGTATTCGCATTTATAACGTCGGTAGCGGTAATAAGGGTCGTTGGGAAGCCCAGGGCGCGAGTCAATAACGCGCATCTTGTGTAAATGTGGGGTTTCTTTTTGAGCCATACCCAACCAATATGGGCTAGAAACTAATGCTTGTCAATGGACAGTGGTTGGTGCTAACATTGACCACAAGATGCCGAGAAAGAAAGTGAAAATCCTAACCCCCAGACGATTATTAAATAAAAAAGGCGGGAGCTTTGTTTACTTTTCAGCCGCCTCCCCAATGCACCGAACCCTTGCTTTGACCGTTCCTTTTGAGCGCCTCAGTTCAGAAGCCCAGATTAAGTATTTACAAATGTTCGGGCCAATAAAATTCGAGAGGTGGTACTAATATGCCAAAATACCGAGTCGTTCTAGTCGAAACCTTTGGGACTGAGGTAGAAGCCAAAACCAGTGACGACGCTGGCGAGTTGGGTCGTAAAACCATCAACCTTAATCCCAAAAAACACCACTTAGACGAATACGTCAGAGTAGTCAGAGTTCGAGAAACAACCAAAAATGAAACCCCTGCCAAAAAAGATTAAGTTTGCTGGCTTTACCTACAAAGTCAAAATGACCGATGACCTGGATGGTGGAGATAGTTGGGGCAGAACCATGTTTGCCAAACAAGAAATTTACATTGAAAGAGGGCTTTCCATTGAAAAACAGTGGGAAACCCTGATCCACGAAATGCTCCATGTCGCTTTGCGCCACACTACTGGCCTAAAAGAGTTCAAAGACGAGCGCGAGGAAGACGTTACCCGAGCTTGGAGCATGAACATTTTTGGCATCTTGAAGCAAAACGATATAATTTAAGACCCATGTCAACAACACCTTCCCGATACCGAAACCGCAAAAATGGGTATTGGGTTTACTATTTTTCCAAATCCCAGAAAACCTTTGGCATTAACTCGCCATACGAAGACCTGCCAGCCAAAGATCGGCTAATCATTGATGAACAAGCCCAAGAGGGCGATAAGCTTGTTTTCTCCAGCTACAAAAAATAGCCCGTCGTGAAACGAGCTATTTGCTTTGAGTTTTCATCAGTATTCTTGCGGGCAACCAATGAAGGTCTTGATATTATACCACAGTATAGGTGGGAGTCAAGACTTCCTGCCATTTTTTAATAGTCCTGGGAATTTGATTGTTCTTGGGCTGGAGCTTCAAAAGCCTGGTTAATTTCCTGATTTTATTGCGTTCTCGCCGTTTCCTGGCTTTGTAAAGCGCACATTTGACCTTGTCACGCCCATACTTGCGTTTGCCGCCATGACCCTTCCTGCCGCCCTTGCGTTTTGGATTAGCCATGGCTGGCCTTTAGTGGACTGGGTGGGACTCGAACCCACGTTAAAAAACCACTTAAAGAAGTGGCCTTTACTGCCGATACCAGCCCTGAAATAGAAAAAGAAATTAAATTGGCGTTTGGGGAAGTATAACACAAGAAGCTCTCGTAGGTGGCGCAAGGCTCGCCTCGAGAGCTTCGTTTTTAATATACACCCCTATTCTTTACTCAGCCACATCAACACACAACCAACAACCATTAAAACAGCGCCTACCAGCACTAAAAGCGGGCTTCCATTAAGGCCAAAAGCGCTTAAAACTGGCAGTAAAGCCATCGACCAAGTCAGACCAGTCCACATTAGTTTAACTCCCATAAATTTGCTCCTTTCTAGGAAAAATCCTAGCAGAAAACAAAGCCCCTCGTCAATGCGAGGGGGAGCGGAATTTGAACATGGTAAGCAGACTCCGCAGGACTTTGTTTATAAAAATCATAGCAAATTTCTCTTGTACTGACAAGCAATATAAATTGCTCTACCAGATGCAGGGATTGATTTATCGTACAAAAACCCCGCTTGACTGTGGAGTGCAAACGGGGTTAATGTATTACTGCTTATGTAAGTGGCAACATTTTATCCCCACTTTCCCAAATAAGCAAATATCGCGCCTAGACGCGAGGTGACTTTAGGCTACTGATAGCCTCACACACACCACAGCCGCAAAGGAAAAGGCTTAAAAATACCATGTGTGAATAATCAGGCCCGAAAGCTGAAAAACAGCGGGCAGAAGCGCGAGGACTAGTCGTTACGCATTATGCGACCCTCCCTTCCAGAGCGAAACGCCCTGGCTTGGAATAGATAATTAGCTTAGTTTACCTGGGGACAAATCCAGATTTAAGTAAACGATACCACCCTCTTTATTTAGCCCTCTTGCCTCTTCCAATAGGCAGAATTAGGTTATTAAGATGCCTTACGGGTAAACCCCCCCATTTAGGTAATGTTAAGAACCACTTTCTAGTTTCTAAAAAGTTTACTTTGTGTGGTAGATGGTTAAACAATAATAAAACGGGTTGGCCTAATCTAAATCCCCCACCCACTATTACGTCGTATAAAATAGATTGTGCGACACAGTAGCTCTTCTCAAGCCCTTATCTGGTGGAAAATAGCCCTTAAAAGCTAATGGTGCCTAATAATGGCCTTACTAGCGGTCAAATAACGGGTTATTAACTGATGAACCAAGCCAAACATCACGGAAAAGGGTGACAGATAGATTAACTTACATCAAGACAACATCTTAACCTAATGATCTTTACTTAATAAGTAAAGCTTTACTTCACACTATATAAGTTAACTTACCTAATCTTTACCTCACTAATTATCTTTACTTACTTTTGGCCCCGCTTGTTTTTCAACCTCTTTTGATACTACCTATATATTTTATACTGTGGTATAATACAGGTATCTTAGTAGCCAAATAATAAGAGAAGGAATTATGCAAATCTCAATCAGTTTACAAAAAGGCTTTTACCTTATCAAGCTTGGTGCCGAGGTAATTGCTACCGCTTTAACTCACGCCAAAGCCCTGGCGTTAGCCAGCAAGTATCGCCAGATTATCAGGCAAGTGGAGGCCAAATAATGCAATTAACCAATATCTTCTCGCTCAATCATCAGGTGGCCGTTTACGTTCCCTCAACCAGTAATGTGAACCAAAAAGTCACACCAGAAGTACACCAGGCTAGGGTGAAGGAAGTAGCGGAAACTCTGACTGGCTTGTTTGGCGGGGCCACTAGCTACAAAGCCCAGGGCTATTACAAGTCAAACAAAGGCGCTCTAGTTATCGAAAACGTCGGGATAGTCTTAGCCTTTACTAATGACGAAACCCTGGAGGCCAAATCGGAAGAACTAATAAACTACGTTAAAGATCTGGCGGCCGAGTGGTCGCAAGAGAGTATTTTGCTTAAAATCGACGACAAGGCGTTATTTATCGAGTAGTAGTAGGTATCAAGTAGTCTGGGGAAACCCCGGAGGAAGAGTACAAGTTATGAAATCAGCGGTCAAATTCGATCATAGGGCCGACAACCTGCGCGTCGCCAGTGGTGTTTCCAAAGAGGCCACGGTTAAAATAGCCAAAGCGCTAGCTATTGAAGACTGGAATAGCCCCAGCCAATTACTAGAGTTAATTATCAAGGCGGCTAAAAACGTCAATGAGGTGGCTTTTATAGTGCACGCCATAACCCGCGATATTGAAGGGAAAAAGGCGCGCGGCGGTGACGAGCGCGACCAGCAAGTTACTGTTGAAGTTAAAAGGACTTTGAATTAGTCGCTAGCGACCCAGGCCGATACTCGGCCTGGCGCGGTAGTGAGTAATAATAAGCCAAGCTACCAGGGAAGGAATTATGCAATTTTATATAATGGCGCAAGCCACTGACAACCAGAGCCAGCCCGAAGTGATCGAGCAAGCCGTGAGTCGTAAAGAGGCCGAGTACCTGGCCGATCAGTACCAACTGACTTATCCTGATTGTAAAATCTGGGTGATGCCCGACGCGCCAAGCGAGGAAGAGGCCGCCGAGTTTTATATTCACAAGTACCTAATGCCAGAACGGAAGGTGGCCTAATGTTAGTCGATCAAATAATTGCTTACGAACAAGGCGATCTTGATGATAGAGCGACACTAAAATTATTCGCTAGCTTAATAAAATCTGGTCAATGCTGGTCGCTCCAGGGCCACTACGGAAGAACAGCCCAAGCCCTAATTGAGAGCGGCTACATCGACAAGAGCGGTAAAATTATCAAGGGCGCAAACTAATGAGCTACACACCTCATCGCAAAATTGCCGACGCGATTAGATCGCTTGTGCCGTTTAAAGGGAATAGCTCTTGGGCGGTCAGATCGACGGGGGCCGCAAAATCGTCTTACTCTGTTTGGAGCTATTCGACCAAGATATTCGAGATCTTTTTTGACACTAACGGCAATAAAACTTTAATAGAATTTAATAACAGCGCCTATAGCAGAACGACCAGCAAATTGCAGAATTTAATCATCAATAGCGTCTTGGCTAGTCCCGCCTCCCCGCATCTGGTTAAATGGTTGCCTTCCTATCGGCGCGATAATGCGCTTTACATCTGGGACAGTCAAGGAAAAATTGTTAGTAAAGACGATATATCAGAAGAAGACCAAGAGGAAAAAGTGCCAGACAGCCGAGTAATAATTATTCCAGTGGAGCAAATCTTATGACCAAAAAGTTTGAAACTTTAATTGCCAGCTTACTATCGGCAATCCATAACCCTATTTTGTGGTTTGGTTTGCTGATCTTATATGGGATTATTCGAGTAGTAATAAGTAATAAAAACTAGCCAGAGAAGGGCACAATGCCAGCAAAAAGATCGGCCGTCAAAGCGGCTAAAACCAGTAGTAAAAAATTCGTCAAGTTCGGCGGCCTTCAAATTCCAATGTGGGAAGGCAAGCATCACCCGCTAATTCCAGAATTCGGCGCTGAGATCTGGTATCCAAAAGAACAGATGAAGGCAATCGCCACGGCTTTACTTGGTAATATCTCGACGTTACTGATTGGCGAAACTGGCACTGGCAAAACCAGCCTAATTCGCCAGATCGCGTACTTGCGCCAACAGCCTTACGTTCGGGTTAATTTGCACGGCTACACCAGCCCTGATGAATTGATCGGGAGCAAGTCGGCGGCCAATGGGAGCACGTTTTTTGAAGACGGGGTAATAATCCAAGCAATGCGTATGGGCGCTATTCTAGTGGTTGATGAGTTAAATGCCGCGACCCCCGATTGTATGTTTATTTTTCACGCCTTACTGGACGACGAGCGCAAAATTACCTTGCCAACGGGTGAGGTTGTTAGACCGCATCCTGAATTTCGTTTTTTTGCGACGATGAACCCTGATTATGAGGGCACCAAGTCGATCAATCGGGCTTTTCTCGATAGGTTTGGCGTTGTTATCGACGTGGAAACCCTAGCGCCAGCCCTGGAAGAAAAGTATTTAATGCAAAAGGGCGCTAGTAAAGAGGACGCTAACAATATGGTGTTATTCGCAAGCGCTTATAGAGCCGCTTACCGCGACGGCAAGACTCTGACTTTTTGCTCGACTAGAACCTTATTGCAATGGCTTGATCTTATCCAGCGGGGGTTTGCTATGGAAAAAGCTTTTTTGTTTGCGGTTCTAGGCAAGTCGCGTGCTGAGGAAAAGCAAGCAATGGCCGATGTATTCGAGGCACAAGTTAAAAAGAACCTGAAACTCACCAGCCGCGACAAGTTGGTGGTGGTTAAAAAGTCGGAGCTAACTAAGGCCGAGAAGATTGCAACAGATATGCAAAACAAGGCTAGCGACTTGGCGATCGAACTTGATCGAGCCAAGGCCCACGCTCAAGCTCAAAACAACTCCAGAGCGCAAGCCGTGGCTGAGCGCGACCAGTTACAGACTGCTATTACTGAGCTAACCAGTAAAATGGAGAGCTTTACACAGTTAAAGCGGGTGCTAAAAAAACTTAAAGACGAAGGTATTATCGACGCCAAATCAAAGGAAGACGAAAACCCGTTCTAATATGCTAACAGCCAATCGCGAATATATCGAAATAGTGGTGGCCTCACTCTCAGGAACGACGGGCGTTAAAGTTGCCGAGGGTGAGCGCTGGGCGCTTAATATGGACGACAAGACACTTATTTATAACCCCGTCGATCTAATCGAGCGCCCGTTCTATCAGATCAGGGGGCTAGTCTTGCACGAAATGGGGCACTTAATGTTTACCCAGACTGTGCCTGGTAGTAAATTATTTAATCAATATCCCAGATTAGAAGAGGCGTATAACGTCGCGGAAGACCAGCGAATTGAAACAAAGCTTTTCGCCCAATTCGGTCAATTCGCCCGTGAGAGCATATCGGCGCTTAATATCGACGTAATTGCTAAAACTTTTGCACCCGCCAATTTAGCCCAAAATGACCCGCTACGCCAAGCGCTTTTAATGATAGCTTTTTTACTTGAAGAGCGCAAAAACTACGAACTGAGCCACTATGAATTCGATCTTGCAAAAAACGCCCTGCACAAAGACGCCCTAGAGGCAATCCTGGCTATTGAGAGGCAGGGTTCGAGTATACTTGATGATTGGTGGGTTACTATTCGCGACGCCAAATCGTTCGGGGAAATCCAAGCCTTTGTAGATGCTAAAGTTTTTCCGTTTATTGAAAAGTTATTAAAAAATAATCCCAAAAAATCAGATCAGGGCGACGAAGAGGGCAAGGGCAAAAGCCAGTACAGTAAAAACAGGGCGGGCGCTAAACCAGGTCAAGCCCAAGTAACAATCCAAAGTGATACGTCGGGCGGGCTAAAGGCTGGCACGGGTAGCTCCCCCGATCGGGCAATTCCAATCCCCGATTATAAGTCGGCCAGCGCTCTAATGAGGCCGTTTTCCGACACCCTAGCCAATCGCTTACTGGACGTCTTAAAAGAAAAAAAAGCCGTCACTCACTCAGGATTATATAAGCGGGGGAAATTACTAAGCCGCAATATCACCAAGCTAATGACCAATGAAGAGCGGATGTTCTCTAGACGCAATAATCCCGATACACCAGACTATAAAGTTTACGTTGTTATTGACCGCTCAGGTTCTATGGACGAAGAGCAAAAAATATCTTACGCTTATCTAGCGGGGGTTATGGTTTACGACACGGCGCTCAAGATGAAGATGCCCGTTGAAGTGGTATCGTTTAATGAAGATGTGGAATACATCGCCGACAATCAGAATAGGACGCCAGATTTTGAACAGTTTAGCACCAGCGGCGGCACTGACGACGCAAATATGGTTCGTGAACTAGCAGACAAAGTCAAAAAAGATCAAGAGGAAACCCTGGTTTTTATTATCGGCGACGGGGAAGGTACGAGTTTACCTTCCGCTAGCCTAGCTTACTTGCAAAAAAAGGGTTTTCTAATGGGGATAGGCGTTGGGGAGGGCACGGAGCGGGTCGCTGAAGCCTATCCAAATGGGGTGACTGTAGCCTCACCAAAGGACGTGCCAAAAGTAATAATTCAAACCCTGCGCGGGTTAATCAAAAGGTAATATGCTGGAAAAACTAGAAATTATTTTAACGATTGCTGTATATATGCTAAGACACCCTAAAATTTTACTGGCTTATTTACTGCTATTATGGGAGGGCGACAAAATTAAAATCAACCTAAAATGAGAAAAATAAAAATATATTTAATTAGCGCCTATGTTTTTTTAAGTCTTTGCGTAGCACTCACTATTTTTATTTTTGGCGAAACTAAAAGGGAGGTTGCGCGTTTTGAAGAGCGCCAGGAATATGTTTTGCGGGAGCTTGGCGAAATGTGTGCTAGAGGAGCTTATCGCATAGGATACGACGGGGAAAATTTTTATGCACTCTGCAAATAATCGATCAGTCAAACATAAATTTAAGCGCTTGGTGGGTTACATCAGCCCTTCAAAAAAATATATTTATCAATGCACTTGCGGGAGGACAGTCGAAGGCTGGAACCAGTCTGATGCCTTCAAAAACCACGCCGCTGAATTGCTAAACACCCCATTTAATTTAGCCGATCACGAAGACAATTTTGCCAACGAGAACACAGAAGCCGACTTGTGATCGAACTATTGCATAACCACAAGTTTGTGGTATAATATCTGGGCAGGAGTCAAAAATGAGAAGTCGATTAAAAATAATCCACGAACTAGAAGCCAAAGATATGTTGGAGCGCTATGTAAGTGGCGATCCCCTACCTGAGATTGCACAGGCTCACGGCATTGAAAGCCCCAAAAACGTCTATTACTACATTAACAAGTATCAGGGTCATATTACCGACGAACAACGGATTAAGAGGTATAAGGCGACTCTGAAGCGCAAGCGAGAGGCGGATGTAGCAACGAAAGACTTTTAATGAATTTAACCAGAGCAATGAGGGCTTTATTCATCACAATGGCGTTTCTAGGAATACTTTTTATTGTTATTGGTTTGGTTAAATTGATAAGGGAGGTAGCGCAATCCAGATGTAACCAAAGTCCGTGCGTAACAAGAACCATAATTTTGAAAGGCGAATAATGACTGACCAAACTAAACCAGAAGCAAAAACCACCAAAGAGATAACAGAAGCCGATGCCAGAGTTATCGCCAAAGCTCTGACTTTAATTGAAAACGATACGACTGGTGCAATTGTAATGCCAGCGGTGGACGCCGCCGCCGCAATAGAAGCCTGGAAAAGCTATCAAGATCTTAAAAAAGCGGTGATTTCCCCAGATGACGTGCAACAAATCCAGGGTCGGCAATTTTTGAAAAAGTCTTACTGGCGCAAGATTGCCACATTTTTTAATTTGTCGGTTGATTTAGTAACTGAAAAAAAGGAGGAACTGGCCAATGGCAACACCACCTACCACTTTGTCTGCAAAGCAACCGCCCCCAATGGTCGATTTGCTGTTGGAGCTGGCAGTTGTAATATCTACGAAAAGGCGAAATTTGATGTTGAAAAAGGCCAGTGGCTTAACTCTTATGGAAAAATTGCTGAACCCAATAGTATTCACAATGCTCGGGCTACTGCTGAAACTCGCGCTTGGAATAGGGCTGTTAGCAACCTTGTGGGAGGTGGCGAAGTATCAGCCGAAGAGGTAGAGGCAATCAAAGACGGTAAATCAGAGGAAGTTGATACTACCCCAGATCCAACCGATGAATGGGAAAATCCCACGACCAAAACATACACCCCCCGACCTCGACCAGCAAAAGGTTCTCAGGAAACCTGCGCAGTCGATCACTCAAAGCTAGTTATTTTAACAGTTAAAAAAGAGGGTAAAAACAAGGGTCGAACTTTTCGAGCCTGTCAAAAGTGTGACTTCTTTCACTGGGAGTCATAGAAAGAAATTATGGTTCAAACACTAACTTTTAACGAAAATAAATCTGACTCAGTAATGGAAGTTTTCGGCATCAAACCTAAAAAGTTTTTTGAGTTAGTCAAAGATATGGGGTACTTTTTTATTAAAACTAGTGGTGATGAAAAGTTTAAGACGAAGACCGATACCTTACAGGGATTTTTCAAAAGTGAGGATTTCAAAAAATTCGGGCTGTCGCTTGCAAATCCAACCCATACTTTTATTCTTGGAATTGCCTTCAAACTTATGGGTGAAGGACTACAAGATGCAAACAAAAACAAGGGTAAAAAAATAATTGAGGCTCTCAGGGGAATGGAGGCTGTAGAAAAAGTGTCTGAGGTCGCCGTTTCAAGCGTTGCCGAAGCTAAAGAATTACTCAGGGATATGCAAAAAGAAGTTGGCTCAAGGGGCAAGCTTATTGCCATATCCAGTGACGGGGAAGTGATAGACGGCTCTGAAGATGAGGGGGGCGAACAAGATCGGGGGCTAACGCCCAAAAATTGGAATGGTGGGTTAGATCCAAAAATTAAAAACTAAGGCAAAATGAAAAAACAAAACGCAGGGCATTTAATCGGAGCGCACCTAGGGGTAGATCACAAAAAACTGGTGATTATCGAACAGCAATTACTTGATTGGTTGGCGACTGAATTTTTTGACGACACTAAAATTGAGGGCTGTGAGTGCGACATTATCAGAAAAACCATTGAGCTGTGCAAAGAAACTTGCACGACCGAAGAACTGGCAACGGCCATTTACGTTGCTGGTAACAGGATTGGCGACCTTGTGGAGCGCGCCCTCGAGAAACGACACAATATGCAGATGAGTAATAAAAAAGAGGAGGTAAATTGATGCAATTATTTATCTTAGTGTTTGAGTTTGCGGTTTTAATTTTACTAATAGGATTAACGCACAGAACTTTAATGGTAGCTGATTATCGAAGAAAAATTATTTGGAAAATAATTGAGTTGAGTGTGAACGAAGGCGTCCACGGTAATAAAATGAGCCTGTCTAAAGCCAGGTGGTCGGCCTATCGCAAGGTTTCGTTTGACAAAATGCTTTATCAAGCTTGGAAACCACTGAGCGAGTTTTATAAAGGGAGGGATTTTAATATCAAGGGGAAAGAAAAATGAAAAAAGAAAATTGGGTTTGGCAACCACACCCAGGACATTTAATAGTAGGTGACGATTGTAGGTTTCATCTAAACACCTATGTGGGCGGTTACATTGTTTCAACCGTTGGTGAGTGGTGGCCAGACAGACAGGTGAGAGAAATCCACGCAAAAATATTTGACCCAAAATGGTTTAAGAAAAATAAAAACCTAAAAGGCGACTCTTTTAACTATGCTTATTTTAAGAAATTTGGATTTATGGAGGTTGGTTCGAATCGAACTTACGAAACTATGGTTTTCAAAGCTGAAAAATCTAAGGAAGCTTGTTGCCCTTGGACAGCAAGCAATTGGAGTGAAGTGGATTTTGATGGGTATGAAACGGCTGGAAAAGCCTTCAGGGGCCATTTAGAAATGTGTAAAAAATATGCCAGTAAAACGAAGAACGCTTAGAAAACTAGGGAAATCTTGGGCGCAACAAAAACACGCGGTTAAGCGAGCCTCTGAGCGCTACGAATTGGCTATCACAGCCGATGAGTTGGCTGAGATCGTAAAAATGATCCAACATAACCAAATTATTACCTCAGAAAAACAGAGTAACCGAGTGACTATTAAAAAATTGATTTACAAGGAGCGGATAATTAGGGTTGTTTATGACAAAATTAGAAAAACAGTGGTGAGTTTTTTACCACTGGAAGGACTAAATGAACCTAATTAAACAGCAAGAAAGGTTAAAGAATATATAGAGGGTTTTGATCGTGGTTGATGTTGGTGCAAGTCCAAACAAAATATGCTAACTGGCTTTATGCCTTAGAGCAATGTATACCGCAACTACGATTTAAGCTCTTTATTAAGTAACTAAAGCCGAAGGGCAGAAAGCATTATGAAAATTTGGAAATCTATAACTTTGGGGACTAAAACTAGAGCTCAACTTCTCAAAGAAGTTAGATCTAAATGTAGTTATATCTCCTCTTACGCTGAGGACTTAATTAAAAAGACCACAGTTCAAAAGAAAAAAGAAACAATAGATGTCTGTGTGTGCCAAGTTAAAGATCTTGGGTTTACTCAGATGCCTACAACCACAGAGCTTTATAAAAAAGTAAAGGAAAAAGGCGATCTTGTACCAGCAGAGGTAGCTTTACACGCCCTTTTGGATTTCAAAGAGGATTACTGGATTACATTTTTACACAAGTTTATTGCTGACTCTTACGGCGATCCGAACCTG